CTCCGTGTCGATGTGAGTGAACTACACGCACAGTTCAACCGAGCATTGTTCGATGATACTATTGCCGAGAACGCCCGGCTCAAGGCCGAGGTCGAGCGGCTGACCAATCAAGTTGAACGACTTATTGTTAGCCTCCAGAAGTCTCACGACGAACACGGAGAAGCACTTTACAAACTGAAATACAAAAATGAGCGACAAACACCTCGAAAGAAAAGAAGTTCTTAATCTAGTCTATACCCAACAGGCTGATAGGATGGCTGATGCTTACGCCAGACTTATGGCTGACTTCTCGCAGACGACTGCGTGGGGTCGTGGGCTTGAGTCCGACCTATCTTGGGCAAGGTCTGAACTGATGCAGGTCAAGGCCGAGGTCGAGTTGTGGAAACTTCGTTCTGATAACTGGCAGAAGTTTTGCCAACTAACTCGACCAGAAATGACTGACGAACTTAATCGCCTCAAGGCCGAGGTCGAGCGGCTGACTGAACGCCTTGGCGGAGTGCGGCTGATTGTGACGGAAGAAATGTATGACGAACTCAACACGAAGTATCTTGAGCAACAGCACGAACTTCAGAACATCGCTTTGACGGCTAGGCAAATCCTCGATGAGAAGATAGACCTCAAGGAACAGGTCGAGCGGCTGACCAAGGCCGGGGATGCGATGGTTGACATGGTCGATTGGGAAGTGCCTTACGAACGCCGCAAGAAGCTAGAAGCAGATTGGAACGCCGCCAAGGAGGGCAAGCCCCGTGCCTGACATCCCCAAGGGCATCGAGAAGATCGCGGCCACCGTCCCGAAGCAGTACGCCCTGCTGCTCTTCCTGGACGGCTTTCCCTACGTCGAGTTCACGGCCCGCAAGCACGCCGACTTCCTGACCGACCTCAACGCCTGGAAGCGCAAGACCTACCCCTCCTTCTCCCGCTCCGTCGTCCGATTCTTTACGCTCGCACCGACCGGGGAGCTAAAAGAACTTACCTTTACCAAATGACTAACCGCGAATACCTGAGGAACATCCTCAATCAGTTAGCCGGCGAAGTCGCCGCCCTCCGCCCGACCCCCGAAGACTCCGTCACCCTCGCCGGGTCTGATCTGATGCAACTCCAGATCGCCATCAATGAGGCCGCCACCGAACTCGAGCGCCTTGACGTCGAGAACATCGAGGAGGCCTATCACATCAAGCCGATCTATGACCGCATCAAGGCCGTCATCGCCCACGAGCGCGTCCTCCGCAATCAGCTCGACCGCGTGGCCCTTGCCGCCGACAACGCCATCGACCTCTGCAACCTCCTTTCCGCCCACGTCGAAGAGCACAACCCGAACGACGAAGACGAAGCCCTCTGAACCTTTCCCACCATGCCACAAATCCACGACCGCAAAGAATACCGCGCCTTCCCGGCGTTCAACCAGTCCGCCGCCAAGCACATCCTGACCTCGCCGGCGCATTATCAGGCCTACATCAACACGCCCCAGGAAGAGACCAAGGCCCTGCGTTTTGGAACCTTCGTTCACTCGGCCGTGCTCGAACCGCACACCCTAAACGACCTCTACGCGACCGCCCCGGACTGCGATCGCCGCACTAAGGAAGGCAAGGCCGCTTGGGCTGAGTTCGCCACGGCCAACGCCGGCAAGACCATACTCGACTATGAGGAGTCCGCCCTCGGGCATCTCGTCGCCTCGTCCGCCCGCTTCGCCCTCAAGCGCCTCGGCGTGGAGTTCGACGCGACCGAGGTCATGTATCACGTCGACTATAACGGCGTCCCGCTCAAGGCCGCCATCGACGGCGTGGCCGGCGACTACCTCTGGGACATCAAGACCACCGACGACGCGTCAGCTGCGGGCATGCTCAAGGCGATCAGGAATTACCGCTACAACCTCCAGGCCTATTGGTACCGCCTCGTCTACGAGCTCGCGACCGGGCGCCGCCCTCTCGGCTTCCGCTTTCTCTTCATCGAGAAAGAGCCGCCCTTCGCCTGTTCGATTTGTGAGGTCGGCCCTGAGCTCATGTCCTGGGCCATCGCCGACTTTGAGAAAGCCGTGACCCTGTATAAGGAATGCACGGCCTCCGGCGTCTGGCCCGCCTACACCGAGGAGATTCAGGTCATCGACATCAAGAGCACGACCACCGCCGCCCCCATTAACTTCGCCTAACATGGAACCCAACAACGACCGCAAGCCCCTGAAGTCTATCGAGACCGCAGGAACCTATAAACTCAAACTCATCAAGCCCGCCTTCGACAAGATCAGGCAGTGGGAAGACGGCACCGTCTCCTGCCGCCTCTTCTTCCTCGACGACCAGGGCAACTGCCTGAGCAAGTCCTTCTCCTCGAAGTGGGGCAAGCCCCTCGCGATGCTCGTCGGCAAATTCTCCGGCAAGTTCACTGAAGAGCTGCGCCTAGATGCCACCCCCGCCGAGTTCATGGAGTATATCACCCCGGCCTGTGGCAAGACGTGCCTCCTCGGCGTCGAGGCCGAGCCGTCCGGCGAGTACAACGGCAAGCCTCAATACAAGTACAAGCTGACCTACCCTAAGGGCAGTCAGAAGCCGACCGTCTCCGAGCCCCTGCCGGACAACCCGCCCTTCTGATGAACAACCTCGCCAAGATCCGCGAGGCCCTGGTCGACGCGCTGCTCAAGGCGCCCGACCTTAACCTCCGCCGCGTGCGTCGTAAGCTCGGCATCTCCGGCCGCCAGACCCGCATCGCCTCCCGAATCGCAAAAGCCATGCGCAAGGCCTCCGCCGCCGCATGACCACCATGTCCGCCCCGACCCTTGTCCTGATCTCCGGCTTCGCAAGGGCGGGGAAGGACACCCTCGCCTCGGGCATCCTCGAATGGTCGACCCGTCCGTCCCGCAAGACGAACTTCGCCGACTACCTGAAGGACGCTGGGAATGACTTCCTCATGTCCCTCAACCTAGAGGGAAACTTCCACGACGACCGCTTCAAGACCCTACATCGGGATTTCCTCGTGGCCGGCGGACGCCTCGCCCGCTCCCTGGACGTCGACATCTTCGCCAAGAACCTCGCCAACTTCTGCCCGATCCAGATGGCGCCCGGTGAACTGGCCCCAGAGACTGTCGTATGCAGTGACCTTAGATACGCGAACGAGGTCTCCGTCTGTCAGGACGTGCTCATCGACCTCGGCTGGAAGGTGCGCACCGTCTACGTCGCCACCGCCGGCATCGGCCCCGCCAACCAGGAGGAGATGGACAGCATCCTCGAGATCCGCGAGAAGCACGCCTTCGACCTTGAGCTGACCTTCGCCCCTAACTCGCGGAATACGATCCTCATGGAGGGCCGCTATATCGCGAAGACATGGAGGCTCTAGTAATGAATGACGACCTGAGCATGGACGAGCGCATCGCGTGGGCCAGACGCTCAGGCCTGACCGACGAGCGCATCGCCTTCCTGCTCGCCTGTCCCAAGTACACCCGAACCGGGCGTAAAGACCAGCCCGCCTACATCAAGACCGACAACCCGAATCACCACCTCCAGAAGCTCGGCGACTGCTGGTGGCTGCGCATCCGCCGGCGGAAGACGAACATCGTCCACAACCTGGGCAAAGACCTCGAGACCGCCCGCAAGAACCGCGACGAGATGCTCGCGGCCTACGACGCCGGCAAACCCATTCCACACCTCGACCAATGAGCATCATCCGATGGATAGCCGCTGGAGACAACCACGGCCAATTAGTCTGTGAAGAAACGCAGGACGCGCTGGCCTCGTTCATCGGCCGCTGGAAACCCCAGCTCCGCATTCACACCGGCGACTGCTTCGACTTCGGCGCCTGGAGACGCGGCGCCACCCCTGACGAGCAGGAGGAAGGCATCACCGACGACCTGAAGCACGGGAATTACTTCCTGCGCAAGGTGCTCAAGCCGACGATCTTCATGCAGGGCAATCACGACATCCGCGCCGAGGAGCAGATGCTGTCCCGCAACGGCGACCGCCGAGACAACGCCATGCGAGCCGTGCAGTCATACACCGACACGCTCCAGGCTATCGGTTGCAAGGAGTTTCACCGCTACTCGGTCAAGGGTAAGGACTCCGAAGGGGTCAACCGCTTCCGCGTCGGGAAACTCACCGGCACGCACGGATTCAAATCTGGCGTGGCCGCTACCCGCGAGACCGCCCGCACGCTAGGCCGCCCTGGCGATGTCGTGATCCATGGACACACCCACGACTTCTCCCTCTGCACGATTGAGCATCTCGAGTCCGCCATCGTCGGCGTCTCGGCCATGTGCTGCATGGACATCAATAAAGCCGACTACGCCCTGCGGAGACTAGCCACGACCAAATGGTGCAACGGCTGGCTCCATGGTGTCATCGATGAGAAGACCGGCGACTGCAAGGTCTGGACGGCCCACCGCTTCCAAGGCAAGTTCATCTGCTCGACCGCTTACGACCTGATCTGATGAAGCCTAAGGACTACGCGGACTTGCTTATGCGCACACAGCCAGCCGCGCAAAAGAACTGCGCCGACGACACACCCGAAGGCTGGCACAAGACCATCGAGGTCGTCCGCCTCCTAGGCTATAACACCCGCGCCGGAGTCGCCCTGCCTCTCGCCCGCATCGTCAAGGCAGGCTACGCCGAACAGAAGACCGTCCGCCGAGGCCGCTTCATTTATCGCCTGTCGCCCAGGTTCAAGACTTGGGCCGCCGCCAAGGCCGCAGCTGAAGCCCTCGACAAGTTCAAGGCCCCCAAGGGATGGGTCACCCTCTCCGAGTATGCCCACAAGCACCGGCGCACCGTCCGCGGCGTGCAATACCGCATCGATGGCATGGCTCTCCCTGTCCGCATCCTCCGCAACCCTCGGAGCGTCCCTTACTATCGCAAGACAGACCTCGACCGCGTCTGTCGTTAAAACATTTGACGCAGGGCATCCACGCCCCCATCCCTCCCCTCATCTCTTCTCATGATCCCGCCGAACAACGTCGCCGCGGAACGCCACCTTATCGGCGTACTCCTGCGTGATGCTCTCCCCCTTCCCCTTGAGCTCAAGCCGTCGGACTTCTTCGAGCCCGCCCACGTCGATATCTACTCGGCCGCCCTGTCCCTAGCCGTCGACGGCATCCGGGCAGACGAGCACACCGTCAGCCAGAAGCTACGCGAGATGAAGTCGCCGGTCGAGGCCGCCGCCGTCTCGCTCCTGGTCAGCGACTCCGGCTTCGGCGAGTATCGCCCCGAGCACGTCGACCTGATCACAAGCGCCGCCCTGCTCCGTCAGGCCGCAGACGCCGCGGCGAACGCCACCGACCCGGATACCCTCCTCGAGCATTATGCCCGCCTGTCCGAGCAGCGCAAGGCCACCAAGCGCGAGAAGGACACCGGCGAATGGTTCGACCTCGACGCCCTCGACGCCTTCAACCCGCTCGACGACCCCACCGTGCTCGTCGGCAAGGCCCGCCGCTGGCTATGCCAAGGCTACGCGGTCAGCATCGTCGGCTTCTCCGGCACCGGCAAGTCCTCCCTGATGATGCAGATCGCGACCTCGTGGGCCCTGGGGCAATCGACCTTCGGCCTGACTCCCGTCCGCCCGCTCAGGACGCTCATCCTCCAAGCTGAGAACGACGGCGGCGACATCGCCGAGGCTTGGCAGGGCTCGACGTGCAAGATGACCGAGAGCGAGAAGACCAGGCTCAAGCAGAACATCGCCATCGTCCGCGACACAAAGCACATCGGCACGGCCTTCCCTGAGTTCCTCGAGAACCTCATCGTCAAGCACGGCGCCGAGGTCGTCTGGATTGACCCTCTGCTCGCCTACGCCGGCTTCGACATCGCCGACCAGTCCCTTACGACCGACTGGCTTCGCACGCAAGTCGACCCTGTCCTCAAGCGAACCAAGTGCGCCATGATCTACATGCACCACACGACCAAGCCGAAGTCGGCCGACGACCTGGACACCATGACGCCTTCTCAGCTCGCATACCTCGGTGCAGGATCCGCCGAGTGGGTAAACTATTCAAGAGACGCGGGGTTCCTTTACCGCACCAAGGGAGAGCCCGCCCGGTACAAGTTCGGCTTCTCCAAGCGCGCCTCCCGCTGCGGCCTTCAGGACATGGACGGCAACTGGGCGAAGTCCGGCTTCGTCTACCTTCAACACTCCCCCGAGGCCAAGGTGCTCCGCTGGGAATACGCCCCGACCGCTGGCTCCGACCCCGCCCCCCAGCGTACCGATTACGGCCACGCTAAGGGGTCTAGGAGCCGTCCTGACTCCATGTAAGGGGTAGGACACCCCTGACCGCCTAAATGACCCTCCAGACCTCTAATCATGACCTCGTCGCTAGGGTATGCAAGTCCGTCTACCCTAGGGTAGTTATTTATACTTCTACCCCCTATGCTGGCGCACGGGGGAAGATAAATAATATTCAGGCCGCACCTTCCCGAGTTAACGCACCATGCCCCGGAAACTGACCCCTGCCCAATTGTCCTACCTTGCCCTCAAGCGCAAGATCTCCGAGCGCCGCAAGTGGCTCTGGAAGCACAAGCGCAAGACCATGGAGAAGGGCCGCGTCAAGGCGACCGTCAGGGCGACCGAAGTCCGCCAGGACGTAAACACCTACCTCCTCGACACCGTCAGGACTTGGCCGGCAACCCTGACACCCGCGCAGCTCGAAGCATACCTCCTAGGCCTTCCCTATCACCGCAAGGGAAAGAAGCGCCGCATGAGACGAGACTCCCTGATCCGCCGGCTCCGCCTCCTCGGCCTCATCGATTACGTCCCGAGGACTAACACCTGGCACAACCTTTGCACATTGCCCCCGTCAAAACCTTCAGCACCGTCCGAGATGAATGACCAAGGCCCGACTGAATGACCTGACCGCTCCGGCGGAAGAGGCGCGGTCGTTTGATGCTTGGTTCTTCTCTCAGCCCAAGAAGGTGCAGGAGAAGATGCGCAACTCCGGCGTGCTGCCTTACCGCGAGATGGTGCAGTCTCGGCACGTCTTCAAGGTGAAGGACGAACACACGGCATGGATGAACACCGGCAACGATGAGCACGTCGAGGTCGATGCCTTCATCAGTCGAGACCTAGTGGCCGTGATGCTCAAGGCCTTCATCGATGCCCTGGCTATGTCGGATAATTTTTATTTCCGCCGGCATACGGAACTCATCAGATGGGCGCTCAGTCTTCCCGGCTGTCTGTCCTCCCGCATGATCGCACGGATGTATGGCAAATCCCATGAGGCCATGCGCAAGCGAGCCCGGGCAATCCAACTCTCCGTCAACTCCGACGCCCACGGCCTGTTCCCTCATTGCAACTCCAAGCGGGACAAGATGCGCGTGACGTTTACCTCCCCTCATATACGCTCATAACATATGATTGACCCTCGTTTACATATGAAAGCGTTCAATCGTATCCGCGTCGGCACGTCCGACAACCCCCCTAAGGAATCTCTTTTGGGCGGTTTTCCGCCGCGTTGGACGACACC